CGAACCCGTCGCTGGGATACACGATCACGAGGGAGGCCATCGCGTCCGCGTACGCTGCCGACCCGCTCTCCGTGTTCCTCACGGAGGTCTTGTGCGTGCAGGTCGACGTGCTCGACGCGGTCGTGGACATCGCAGCGCTCTACGCGAACACCGACCCATTCCGCCACACGCTCGAAGAGCACGTGGGCAAGGGCACGGTGCGCCTGCACCTGGAGGTGTCCCCGGACACGCTCCACGCCACGCTGGTGGGCGCTGTGGCGCACCCGGACGGCGGGTGCACCGCGCAGGTGCTCAAGGCGTGGGCCGGTGACAACGTGGTGCAGCAGATCGCTGACGAGCTGCCCGCGATCGTCGAGGTCGTGGTGCCGGCCAGCATTTCCAGATTCCTGGGAAACCCAGGGGCGTCTGCTGTGGCCGGTGCGTGGAGGGACCTCTACGCGCAGAACCGCATCGACCTCCCGGCGGCCGTGGCCTGCGACTACAGCGTGCGCCTGTCGACGCTCATCGCCGCGGGCAAGGTGCGGCAGCCCGGGGACGAGCTGCTCGTGCAGCAGGCCCGCAGCGCCGTGCGGCAGACCGTCGGCGATACCTGGAAGTTCGCCAGGCATAGCCAGCACGGGCAGTACGTCGACGCCCTCTACGCGTACGCCGGTGCTTGCGCTCAGGCCGACGATGACGCTATGATGAACGTCGTGATCCCGGACTGGGACACGGTTCTGAAAGAGATGGATGACAACGAAGGAGGTGAATGAGCTTGGCCTTTTTCAGCAGATGGCGGGGACGCCGAGAGAGCAGCGCCCCGGCTGATCCGGCTCCGTCCGGTGAGTCGTTCGCGCTGGACCTCGCGCAGATGTATTCGCCGGTCGGCACCGTGAACACCGACGGCCTGGGAGTGCTCAGCGGGATGACCCGCGAGATGGCACTCCAGCTGCCGATCATCATCGCTGTGCGACAGCAGCTGCTTGCGGTCATCGGTGCCCTGCCCCTGAGGGAGCGGGACATCGAGGGGCGCCTGCTGCCTCGCGTGAATCAGAAGCGGTGGATGTACCCCTGCGGACAGCGGATGACCCGCCTCGCGCTGATCAAGCGCACAGTCGACGACCTGTTCTTCGACGGCGAGAGCCTGTGGACGGTGGAGCGCCGGCTTGTCCGGAACTCCGTGCCCACGGAGTTCAAGCACTGGCCCATTGGGCAGTGGCGGTTCGACAAGGAAGCCCAGCAGTGGGTGTGCACGGAGTCCGGCAACGAGTACCGCTACGCGGTGACCGACGGCGTGTACTTCGAGGGCCTCACCGAGGGCGTCCTGCACACCGGCGGCGCGGCTGCGATTCTCGACGGTCTGCGGATTCGTCGCGGCGTCTCGCAGTCCGTGGACACGCCGGTGCCCCTGGGCATCTTCACGCCGAAGTCTGGGCAGCTGGCCCCCCACCAGTTGACACAGATCATGCAGTCGTGGGAGTCTTCTCGTAGGGCAGGACGCACCGCCGTTCTCCCCAACGACATCGAGTTCACCCCGGTCCAGATTTCCCCCAGGGACCGGCAGCTGCTCGATGCCCTGAACGCCACTGCGCTCGACCTCGTGCGCGCCACCTCGGGCGACCCGGAGGACGTCGGTATCTCGACAACCTCCCGCACGTATGGTAACGTTCAGGATGCACGAACGGACTTCCTTCGGTACCATGCAGTGCGGTTCCTGGGACCGATTGCCGACAGGCTCTCGATGCCGGACATCACACCTGGTACAGTGGAGTTCGATCTCACGGCCTTCACCAGAGGCTCGGATGCCGACCGCTTCGCCGCCTATCAGGTGGGCCTGGATGTCGGGGTCTTCGCCGACGAGAACGAAGTCCGTGAGGCTGAGGGTCTCCCGCCGCTTTCACCGAAGCAGCTGGCAGACCGCAAAGCCAAGGCGCAGCCCGCTCAGGCCCAGCAGGACCCGAACCAGGACCCGCAGCCTCAGCAGGCCGGCGCCCCCGCCAACGGAAAGGAGTCCCCTCCGAAGTGAGTGGCCTGACCGTGTTCTCCCGGATCTCGAATCCGGAACCCAGCATGGAAGCCTACGACTCCGAGGACAGGACGTTCAACGCCCTGATCATCCCCTGGGGTCAGGCGTCCAACGACTTCCGAAGCATCGCGTTCGCTCGTGACAGCGTGACCTTCCCGGACCCGCTGACCCGCGTGAAGCTGCACTCGGACCACGACACCACCGTCCGCAGTCTCGTCGGGATGTTGCTCTCCACCGAGAGCAACGACCAGGGCGTCTCTGGCACCTTCCAGGTGGCGAGCGGCCCGGACGGGGACCGCATCCTCTCCCTCATCCGGGAGGGCATCCTTGACGGGGTGAGCGTCCAGGTGATAAGCTCGAACCCGTCGGAGAACATCCAGACGACCTTCGACAAGGCGACCGGGGTGACCACGATCACCGGAAACGTCACGGCCCTTGAGGTCAGCTTGACGTCGGTCCCGGCGCTTTCGGGAGCGCGCACGTTCAGCGTGCAGATCCCGGAGAACCTCATCAACATCCCCCAGAGTGAGGAGAACACCAGCATGGCTGACGAGATCGAGGGCTTCACCGCCGAGCAGGCCGCCGTGGCCTTCGCCACCGCCCTGACGCCGCTCGTCGAGAGCGTGCAGGACGCCGTCGCCCTGGCCCGTGAGTCGGCGTCCGCGACGGTCGCCACCACGGTCCCGACGCCGGTCGCCACCGCGGTCCCCCGCGTCCCCTACGGCCCCGGCAGCGAGCACAGCTTCGTCCGAGACGGCATCACCGCGCTGGACGCCCGTAAGGGTGTCCTCACGGCGGCCCGCGACACCGAGGCCCTGTCCCGCTTCGAGGCCTTCTCGGGCCTCATGGACGAGGGCGCGCTCGCCCTCTCCGAGACCCCCCAGGGCCTGGCCTTCACCCGCGTCTCGAACTCCCTGAGCTTCGCGGCGGAGAAGACCACCGACCACGGCGCCCTCGTGCCCGACGAGTTCCGTTCGAGCTGGTACCAGGAGGCGCTGCTCGCCCCGACGCCGCTGCTGAGCCTGGTCTCGCAGGGCACCATCCGCAACGCGAACTCGTTCACCTTCCCGAAGTTCGTCGGGTACTCCGGCCTGTGGGCCGAGACCGCCGAGGGCGTGAACCCGACGGACGGCACGGTCGAGACCGACACCCAGCAGGTGACGGCCTTCGAGATGTCCGGCCAGTACTCCTTCAGCCGCCGGCTGGCCGACGGTTCGAACCCGTCGATCGACCGCATCGCCCTCCAGGCGATGGCCGACGCCCGTACCTCCTTCGCCCAGGCGAAGGTGCTCGCGCTGCTCAACAGCATCGCGGCCGCCGACACCGGCCCCGGCGCCGTCCTGGCGATCACCGGCACCGACCGCGAGCTGTACGACGCCCTCAGCGACGAGCTGGTCGACGCGGCCATGCGCCCCGGCGGCTTCCGCTTCACCGGCGGCGCGGTCACCCCGGCCGTCCTCAAGGTGCTGCGCAAGCTCAGCGACGACGCCGGCCGCCCGCTGCTCCCCCGCGGCGGCGGCGACCTCGGCGGCGCCAACACCCGGGCGGCCTCGGTCACCCTGGAGGACGCTGTCACCCTGCTGGGCGCGTCGTCCCTCACGGCCTCGGGCAACAACTACCTGGTGACGAAGGGCGACCTCTTCCTCTGGACGAGCCCGGTGACCCAGTTCACCTTCGTCGAGAAGAACGGCCCCGCGAACATCACCCTCGCGGCGCACGGCTACGGCGCCACCGCCGCCCTCCGCACCGTCGGCGTGACGCGGTTCACCTACACCGCGGCGTGACCGTCTCCCGGGGCCCGCTGACCGGCGGGCCCCGGGACCACCCAGAAAGGAGGTGACATAAATGGCTACGATCCCCACGGTCGCCGAGATCCGAGAGATTCTGGATATCGGCAGCAGCCGTACCGACGCAGTGCTCCAGGACGTCCTGGACGCTGAGCTGGAGGACCAGAACGACCTCTGCGAGTACGAGGGGGACTACCCCGCCAGGCTCCGCCAGGCGCTGCTGCGGAGGGTGAATCGCCACCTCGCGGTTGCGGAGGAACCGCTCGGCCTGGTCACCGGAGCTGGGGACGGTAACGTGGGAATGCCTCGGATCACCGGCCGAGACCGAGAGGTCGACCGGCTGGAGATGAGGTACTGGCGGATCGGAGAGTGGATCAGATGAGCTTCGGACAGCCGGACCTGAATCTGACCTCTCTCGGCAGCGCCAGGGCTTCGCTGGCCGCAAGGTTGCGCGAAGCTCTGGAGGCCGAGGGGCTCCAGTTCGACGTGCTCGACTACTGGCGAGGACGCAACGACACCCGCGCGGTGATCGTGTCCTTCAACGGGGCCCAGAAGGACTCTTCAGGGTTCGCGTGGCTGGCGTACTACGCACTCGAACTGAACCTCGGACAAGCCGCTGGCGCTGCCGCTGAGGCGTCCGACAGGTACATCGACTTCTTCGCCAAGTTCGCTGACACCTACATGGACAACGTCTCCATCACCCCACAGTCCGCGTCAATGGGCGGGCAGTCGAAGGCCACCGGCTCTGAACGAGAGCTGCTGATCTTCTCCGGGCAGCTCGCAGTCCAGATCACCAATGACTGAAAGGAGTCGCTAATATGACTCGTGTGTCCAAGCGCCACATCACCTTCACGGTCGACGGCGTCGAGTACGCGGGAGAGGCCTCGGCCTTCTCGATCTCGGCCGCTGAGTCGGACGCCGACTTCAAGACCTTCGCGGACGCCCTGGCCGGCGGGGCCACGGACTTCACCCTCAAGCTGACCTTCGCCCAGGACCACGCGGCGAACTCGCTCTGGAGGCTGATGTGGGACAACACCGGCGACGAGGTCGACGTGCTGTACCGCCCGTACGGCAACGCCACCGCGTCGGTCTCCCAGCCGCACTACAGCTTCTCGGTGACCATCAAGCTCGCCGACGGCGACGTGATGGGCGGTGAGGCGGACGCCTCGACCACCGCCGTCAACACCGTCGAGGTCGAGTGGAAGCTCACGGCGAAGCCGACCGAGATCACTTCCTGATGGCCAGCGCCGGGGTACGCATCACCGGCTTGAAGCCCACCCTGCGGTCTCTGAAGAAGTTCGGGACTAGCATCGAGGATGCCAAGGGCGCCTTCGACGACATCGCAAGGATCGGCATCACGCTGGCACGAGCGCGTACCCCGGTGCGCACCGGCCGCCTCGTAGAGACCACCAGGGGCCAGGCCGATTCGCACCGGGCCCGCGTTATCCAGGGCGGATTCCGGGCGGCGTACGCGAGCTACGTGAACTACGGAACTCGCAAGCGCAGAGGAACTCGTCACATGAACTCAATCGACCCCCAGTGGTCGGCAGCCGCGATCGACCGGCTGCAAAATCTCGTCGCAGATAGTGCCGTAAAGAACGGCCTTTCGTGAAAGGGGCCCCCACCATGACCCAGATCTCCGCTCCCGTGAAGAACACCTCCACCCTGCTCGACGTCGTCGCGACGCTCCCCGAGAACGCGAAGCCGTCGATGGACGAGGCCCTCTCCTACAGCAACGTCCGGCTGCGCTCGGCGATCGCCCGACAGCTCGACGGGGAGAGCGTCACCTCCGAGACGGTCATGCTGGTGGCCGCGGTCCTGGGCGCCTTCCGCGCCGTGGGCCTCAAGCCGCCGACGATCGCCCAGGTGCTCGACGCTCCCGACACCGCGCTCCTCACGGTCTTCCGTGACGACGAGGCCGTGATCGACGAGGAGAACGCGGCGGAGCACGAGGGCGCGGCGGGAGCCGACTTTCAGGAGTGAGCAGTACCGCAGGTTCGCATCCCGGAAGGCGCAACTCCAAGAGATGGCGCGCTGGGTAATCCTGACGGGACTCACTCCTGAGTGGTACTACCGCCTCGACGAGGGCGAGCTGATGGCCCTCGCGAAGGCGGCAGCCGAGAACCCCCGCCTTTCCTTCTAGGAGAGGCGGGGGTTCCCCCACATCTAAGAAAGGAGGTGGGTGTGACAAATGCAGTGAAGATCACGATCTTCGCCGATTCCAAGGGAGCGATCCAGGGGATCTCCGCGACGCACCGGAAGCTCAGTGCTCTCGGAGCCGTGGCGCGCGGTGTCGGCAAGGATCTGAGCCGCCTGGGGTCTGTCGCAAAGACCCTCGGCAAGGCCGGGGCGATGACCTTGGCGGTAGGGGCCTACGCGGGCGCCAAGGCGCTCACAGAGGCCGGCAAGGCCGCGTACGACACGCGAGCACAGCTCGAAGGCGCTGCGATCTCGTTCAAGACCATCTACGGCAACGCGAAGCAGGCGAACATTGCGCTCGCCGGCGCGCAGAAACTGGTAGGTGCGTTCGACTTCGAGACCATCGTCGGGTTCGAGCGACGGCTGGCCGGTGCTGGCATTGAGGCCAAGAACCTCAACACCATCACCAAGGGCCTGCTGGGCACCACGGCGGCCTATGGCCTCTCGTCCGAGAGTTCTACCCGAGCGCTGAACGCGTTCGGTCAGATGCTGCTCAAGGGCAAGATCCAGGCCGAGGAGATGACCCAGCAGCTGGCCGAGTCCGGAATCCCGGTCTGGGAACTGCTGGCGAAGTCGCAGGGCAAGTCCATCAAGAAGATGCAGGAGCTGTCGTCCGCCGGCAAGCTCGGCAAGAAGGACGTCCTGGAGTTCTTCAAGTTCCTGTCGGAGAAGTACGGCACCGCTCTCGACAAGAAGCTGACCACCCTCCAGGGCAAGATGGACGCCTTCAAGAACTCGGCTAAGTTCGGGCTCGCCAAGGCGTTCGACCCTGTGCTCGACGTCTTCGCCTCACGGCTCCCTGCCGCCGGCAAGACGTTCGCGAAGCTGCTCAAGGCGCTGGAGCCCGAGATCCAGTTCCTGGCGCTGCTGACCGGCAAGATGTTCGACGCTTTCAGCAAGCTCCCCGGAGCCGTGCGGAAGCTGAACAAGGAGCTGGGCTTCGCGTCGGACACCTCGAAGAAGGCCCACACCAGCATCTCGGCCATCTCGAAGATCAGCTTCAAGAACATGCTCCAGAACGCGCCGAAGAACTCTGTGCTGGGGATGCTCCAGCAGGAAGGGATTCTGAAGTACAAGACGCCGAAGCAGCCCTCGGGGTCCGTGCTCACGAAGGGGCAGCCGAAGTTCGGCGGCGCCGGCAAGATCCCGGCACCGGAGCTGACGTTCGACAAGGGCAAGGCCGGCCAGATGGCCGAGGACATGATCCGCCAGCTGGTTCAGGCCATCAGCAACGTGTTCGCGACCATGGACCCGAAGGCCTCGATGTCCGGCATCATCGCCAAGGCGGTGGAGTGGGGCATCGCCGGGGTCTCCGTGCTCTTCGAGGGCATCTTCAAGGGCATCGCGAACTACGTCGGCAAGTACGGCATCGCTGACCTCGGACTCGCTCTGCTGACGTTCCTGCCCGGCGTCGGCGGTGTGTTCGGCAAGATCCTCGGCAAGCTGGGCCCGATCATCAGCAAGATTCCCATGGGTGGCGCCATGGGCGGGATGATCACAGCGTTCGGCAAGGTGGCCTCAGGGGTCGGGAAGTTCATGGACCCCATCTGGGCGAAGATCGGCATCTGGCTCTCCGAGAAGTTCCCGGCCCTCGGGCCGCTGCTGACGTCCTTCGGGATGCCAGCACTTCAGGGGTTCAAGATGCTGTTCAACATCATCCGCATGGCGGTCGGTCCCCTCATCGGGGTGATCTTCGGCCCGCTGCGGTTGATCGGTCGCGGGCTGCTCGCCATCTTCCGAGGGTCGTTCAGCGGGGTCGGCACGGTCCTCAAGGGCCTGCTGGAGATGGCCTTCACGCCGCTGCGCCTGCTGGGCTCCGTGATCATGCGGGTGCTCGGCGCCGCGGGCCGCTACATGCTCGCCGGCCTGCGCGTGCTCGTGCAGCCCCTCGTGAACCTCGCGAGCCTGCTGCGCGGGTACGTCTCGCGAGCGGCCTCGGCGCTCGGATCAGCCTTGGCGCGCATCCCTTCCCTGCTCCGCTCTGCGGGCTCGGCGGTGGCCTCTGGCGCTAAGGCGCTCGGACGGTACCTGCTCGACAACATCATGATCGCTGCCCGACAGATTGGCGCCCGGCTTAGCAGTGTCCTCAACGCGCTCCCTGGCATCGTCCGGGGCGTCGGGGGCCGTCTGGCCGGTGCGGCGCGAGCCATCGCCAACGGGTTCGTGAACGGTGTCATCGGTGTCGCGAAGCGCATCAACCCGAAGTTCGGCGCCGCGGTCGAGAGCGCGGTCACCAAGGTCAAGAGCTACGTGTCGAAGTTCGCCGGTGCTGCCGGTGAGCTGGTCGCTGGTCTGGCCGGCGGGATCGCCAAGAAGGCCTCCGAGGTCGTCACCGCTGCGGCGAGGATGGCCCAGGGAGCCGTCGACCGTGTGAAGCAGCTGCTGGGCATCCACTCACCGTCGAAGGTCTTCCAGGAGATCGGTGAGTTCCTCGTGGACGGCTTCGTCAAGGGTGTCACGGGCAGCGTGGACGACGTCAAGTCGGCCATGATCCAGCTCGGTGACCTCGTGAACCAGATGGGCCAGAAGTACAAGGAGGCTCTCTCCGCCGCGAAGGCCGACAAGGCTGACGCGAAGAAGGACGTCGCCGAGGCCCAGAAGGCTCTCAAGGTCGCGCTCAACCGCGAGATCACCGCCAAGAAGGGCACCGCCGCTTACCGCAACGCCGTCCGGGCGAAGCAGGAGGCGGTGCGCAAGGCCAAGGCACAGCTCAAGGAGGCCCTGAAGCAGTACGGGATTTCCGACAAGGCGCTCGACGCCGTGTTGGAGTCCAAGTCCACCGTGGGCAACGAGAAGTTCATGCGGAAGTTCAAGAAGAAGATCATCGCGTGGACCAAGGCCCTCACCGAGAACGCCAAGAAGCGCGAGGAAGTCGCGGCCAAGCTGGAGGCGGCCAACGCCGACCTGGCGAACGCGATCTCCATGCGAGACGACTTCATCAAGTCGACCTCGGACGCGGCCAAGGCGACCGGCGAGCTTCAGAACCTGCTCAGCCTCGACGCCGAGGGCAACCAGCTCGGACCGAACTTCGGAGACTTCAAGACGAACCTTGCGAACCGCATCACCGCGATTCGCGAGTTCACGCAGAAGATGGCTCAGCTCACGAGCATGGGCCTGAACTCCGACATGCTGAAGCAGCTCTACGGGATGGGCCCGGAGACGGGAGCCGCGTACGCGGACGCCCTGATCGCCGGAGGCGTCTCGGGCATCGGCGAGCTGAACGGGCTCCAGAAGCAGCTGAACGACGCGTCCGACGCGCTCGGGAAGCAGGGAGGCATCGACCTGTACCAGGCCGGCGTCGACTCCGCTCAGGCGCTCGTGGACGCTCTCTCCGACCAGCAGGCCAAGCTTGAGGAGCAGGCGCGAATCCTTGGCGAGGCGATCACGAAGGCCTTCCGCGAGACCTTCAAGATCGGCGACACCA